GTCCAGGTCGTGCCGGGCATGAAGAAACAGTGGCGACGATCGGGCAAGCTGCATAGCCGGTTCAGCCATGACGCGATCGACGGGCAGATCCGGGATGTCGATAAGCCCTTCGATTTGGAAGGTGGCGTCAAGTTGATGTTTCCCCGCGACCCGAACGGGCCAGCCAAAGAGATCATCAATTGCGGCTGTACCAGCCTGCCCTATATGGCGTCCTGGGAGGTCATCCGGCCGGGTCGCCAGGCGTTTTCGGATGAGGAGATTGCCGCCAGCCGTTCCAAGCGGGATTTGGCGTCCGGTTTTTAAGGCCGCTGGCGGCCCTCAGGCCATGCGCGCGCGCGGCTGGTAGCACCCAAGGCCCCAAAATCGCCACAGACCCGTTTAACCGGTGTTTAATTTCGGCAGGGATTGGGGGTCCGGCTAGGGGTTGTGGCAAAATTGCCATTCCGACCCCATTTCACCCCCTATCTGGGGGTGCCGCCCGGTCTTCGCGAAGCGCTTCCGGCAGTGCTGCCGGCTTATGCCGCCCCGGCCGATGCCCCAAGGTGACCAAGTCAACGCCACTTGGCAACACTTTAGGAGGCATTCCTTGGCCAAAGAAGACGCTAACCAGGCGACCGCAGAACAGGCCGCCGACAACCAGGCGCCGACCCCCAACGCGGCCCCGCGCGAGCCACACCCGGCCGCCACCGATAAGCGGGTCCCGGCAATCGCCAAGAAACTTGGCATCGCCCCCGAGACGATTTTCGGCGTCAACAATGACGGTACCGTCATTGTGACGGAAGATGGCCGCAAGGTTTCGGTGCCGGCATGAAGCTTGGCCGGCGTCTGCAATTGCTCGGCACGGCCGGTCTGACGCCGGCCCGCTTGCTGGAAGCCGTCGAGGTCGACCTGATCGCCTTGCGTGACCAGGTGCAAGGTGCTCTCCGCGAGCTGCTGAAGCTCACGGGCGATGATTGCGACCCATGGCCCTATGTTTCCGCACTCTATGCCGACAGCGTCATTGTCGACATGGATGGCAAGAGCTACCGCTATCCCTATGCGGTGGCCGATGATCTCACTATCTCGTTCGGCACACCCAGCGAAGTCGTCCGCGCCTTCGTTCCCGTCGATGTTGCTGATCCCGCCCCCGTGGCAGCGACACCCGTCGCCAGCACATCCGTGTTGATTGAGGCTGTTGCTGATGCCACCGGCCTGCCGACCAATTCTTATCTGGTCCGCGTCATTCGTGCCGGCCGTTCACTAAACGGCAACTACTATCCCGATGCCCTGTTGCGCGAAGCCGCACCCATGTTCGAGGGCGTGCGGGTCTTCAGCAAGTCAGACAGCGAGCACACACTTGGCCAAGGCAAGGATGTCCGCAACCTCATTGGCGGCCTCACCAAGCCGCGCTTCGTTGAGGGTGCCACGGCTGATAGCGGCGAGATCCAGGCCGTGATGACCTTGATCTGCGGCGACGACGATCCGATCGCCGTCCGTCTGCGGGAAGCCATCGGAAAGCACATGTCACACCTATTCGGCCTCTCGGTCGATGTCGTCGGCACTGCTAGCGGCACGAAAGGCAATCGCATTGCCGAGGCCTTCATCAAGGTCAATTCCGTCGATCTCATCGTCGAGCCAGGTGCCGGCGGCGGGATTATTTCATTCGTTGAAGCCGTTGTTACAGGAGAATTCATGGACCGCGCTCAACTGATCAACCTGATCAACACTGCCAATCCAGCCCTGTTGCAGGGCAAGGATCTAACCACGATCACCGATGCTGAATTGCAGACTGTGTTGACCACCGCCCTCCAAGCAACCACCAACAGTGTCGACCCCACTGCCACGAATGCCAACCTGACGGAAGCCGTGGGGAACCAGTTCCGCATGCGCGACCTGGTCAACGGCTCGAAGTTGCCGAATGCAGCCAAGCAGAAGATCATTCAGCAGTTCAGCGGCAATGCCAAATTCACCGAGGCGGCGGTTGTCGAAGCGATCAAGCAGGAAGCCTCTTACTTGTCACAGACCTTGGTCGGTCTCGGGGGCTCTGTCGCCGATCTTGGCGAAGGCACCTTCATCGAAGGTGTCAAGGACCAGAGCGAAAAGCACGACGACATGCTGGACGCATTTTTTGATCCACAGCACAAGGACCATCGTCACGCCCGTTCGTTCCGAGAGTGCTATGTCACGATGACCGGTGACCGCCAGGTGACTGGCCGTGTTGATCGCTCAACCCGCCTCACCGAATCCCTCGACACGACATCATTCCCCAATGTGCTGGGCAACTCGATAACGCGGCGCATGTTGGCTGACTACAATGTCCAGTCGAACTTGGACGCCTGGCGGACGCTGGCTGGCGATCCTGTGCCGATCAACGACTTCCGCACTCAAGAGCGCACCCGCTATGGCGGCTACGGCAATCTGCCGATCGTCAATCAGTCAGCACCATACACTGCGTTGACAAGTCCGACCGATGAAAAGGCGACTTATGCCGTTAGCAAGCGTGGCGGCACCGAAACCGTCACACTTGAAATGATCAAGAACGATGATGTCGGAGCTATCCGTCGCATTCCGACCGGCTTATCGCGCTCGGCCAAGCGTACCTTGTGTCAGTTCGTTTACGACCTCGTCGTCACCAACCCCGTGATTTATGATGGTGTGGCTCTGTTCCACGCCACTCATAACAATCTGAGCGTCGCTGCCGCTTCCGCGACTTCGTTTGCCGCCATGCGTCTGGCGATGCTCAAGCAGCCGCAGAAGAGCAGCGGCGAGGTCCAGAGCATTGGCCCCGCATACATCCATTGCCCGCTTGATCTCGAAGAAACCTTCCGCAACATGTTCGTTCGGTCGACCAACCTGGATAAGACATTCATCCAGTCGTTGGTTCCGACGATCGTCCCGGTCTTCTATTGGACCGACACAAACGATTTCGTCCTCAGCGCCGATCCAAAGGATCTGCCCAGCCTTGAAATTGGCTTTCTGGATGGCGAGGAAGAGCCGTCGATCTTTGTCCAGGACCAGCCTGACAATGGTTCGTTCTTCACCAATGACGTGATCACTTACAAGATTCGTCACATCTATGGCGGCAACGTGATCGACTTCCGGGGTCTGCAAAAGGCGGTTGTGCCTTAAGGCGCAATCGGCACCGGGTGAGGTTTCGATCATGCTGGATGACGTCAGGACATTGGTGCGCGACCAGATCCGCGACAACGCCGACCGCGTTGACGCTGAACAGGTCGACCGCGCGATTGCACTGGCTGTCATCCAGCTTGATCAAGACCGCCCATGCTCGGTGGTTCGGGATGTCGTTTCGGCTGGCGGCTACATGGTGCCGGTACCGACCGATGCCAACAATGTCATTGGCGTCGAATATCCCATCAACCGAAGCCCGCCAGCCATCCTGACACGACAGGATTGGGCGATCTATGCAGCACCAGCCGGCGCGCAAGTGCAGTTGGCCTATCAGACGGCCGCCAATAGCGTTGTCAGGATGACGTTGAATATTCCGCATGTCCTAGACGACAGCACCGACACCATCACGCCGGCGGCGCACGAAGCCGTTGCGAGTTACGCTGCCGCCATCCTGCTTGACCAGATGTCGGCCGCGACCAGTTCCGATATCGTGCCGACGATCGCGGCCGACACGGTCAATCCCGGCAACAAGCCGGACAACTTCGCGTCACGCGCCCGCACCTTGCGCCAACGCTACTACGACTTGCTTGGCATCGACCCGAAGCGCGTCAAGTCGGCGAGCACCAATGTCCGCGTGGTCGTTCCAAGCAGCACTGGCGGCCGCCGCCTGACGCATAACCGCCGCAGGACCTGGCTATGAGCGTCGAAATCAAGATCACCTGGCTGGCCGATCGCTTCACGCGCCTTTTTGAAAAGGCGCCAAAGATCGTCTTGAAGGAACTGGTTCCGGCCATGACTGAGGCGTCGGCGCTGCTGGAACGTGAGGCGAAGGAACGTACACCGACGAGCGGCATGGGCACCTTGCGCGACAGCATCGGCGCAATTCCAGTGACGATTTCCGGTCACCGCGTCTCGGGTGGTGCTGAAACCAGCCTGTACTATGCCATTCCAGTCGAACTCGGCACAAAGCCGCATTGGGCGCCATTGGAACCGCTGGTTGACTGGGTGGAGCGCAAGCTTGCCAAGCGCGGTACCGAGGCGCGGAGCGTCGCCCGCATGATCCAGTTGAAGATCGCCAAGAAGGGCACCAAGGGTGCCTTCATGTTCCGCGACGCCAGCGAGGCGATCAAGACACAGTATTTCGCGATGATCGCCCGCGCGCTCGACCGCGCCGAAGAGAAGATCGAGGCGCAGCCATGACGATCACCATGGAAGATATCCGCTTGGCGATCGGCAATTGTCTGGCGACGGTGCCCAATATTGGTGTCATCCAACCCTATGAGCGCTATGCAAAGACCGAGAAGGACTTTGCCGATCTTTATCTGCGCAAGGATGGCCCGCAGTCACGGGTCCGTGGCTGGTTCATTCGCCGCGTCACCTATCGTGAGACGCTGTATCTGGGGATGCAAACGGTCCTGCAATATGACTGGCAGATTCGTGGCTTCATGGCCTTGCAGGATGATCTCGCCAGCGAAATCGTCATGGACCGCCTGGTCGAGCTGGTCCGCTATGCCTTTAAACAGGATTTAACCCTGGGTGGTGTTGCGGTTGCACCGACGGATGCCAACCAACCGGTCGGCGTGCAATTGGCTGAGAGCGGCCCTGTCATGTTTGCCGGCATTCTGTGCCATGGCGTCAACCTGACACTGACAACCACCCATGCGGATGACCTGATCCCTGATCAGCCGGCCGTCCTCGGCGACTTCCGCACATGGCATGCGAATTGGGACATCCCGAAATTCGGCAACGTCCTGGTGCCACTGCCGGCGGATGCGACGGCCGACGCCACCGACAACGTCACCCTACCGATTTCTTGAACGGAGACAGCTTGATGTTTGTAAAGCCAGCGACCACCGGCCTGATGGTACCAGACCCCGAACGCCAGAACTGCCTGCCGGCAGATGGCGACGACGTTCCAGACACCGAGTACTGGCGCCGCCGTCTCAGCGATGGCGACGTCATTGCATCCAAGGTACCGCGCGCCGCCAAAGGTCAGGAGTAATAGACGATGGCATTGTCCTTCAATTCAATTCCAGTTTCGATCCGCGTTCCCGGCGTCTATGTCGAAATCGACAACACGCGCGCCATCTCCGGTATCAGCGGTCTGCCGACCAAGATCCTGGTCATTGGCCAGCGTCTGGCCGCCGGCACCGTGCAGGCTTTGACGCCGCAGCTGATCACCAGCGCCGACCAGGCCACCGCCTATTTCGGTATCGGTTCGCAGCTGAGCCATATGCTGGCTGCCCTGATCAAGGCCAACAACTACACCGAGACGTGGGCCATCGCGCTCGATGACAACGCGGCCGGTGCGTTTGCAACCGGCACACTGACCTTTACCGGCGCGCCGACTGCCAATGGCACGCTCAACCTCTATATCGCCGGGCGCCTGGTCCAAGTGGCGATTACCGCCGGTCAGACCGTGGCGCAGATCGCGACGGCCGTCGTGGCGGCCGTCACCGCGTTGACATCCTTGCCGGTGACCGCTTCGGCCGCTGCCGGCGTCGTCACCATCACGGCGCGTCACAAGGGCGAATGCGGCAACTACATCGACCTCCGGCATTCCTACAATATCGGGGAAGCGCTACCGGCAGGCCTGGCCTTGGCAATTGTCGGCATGTCCGCTGGCACCGGCAACCCGCTGGTACAGCCCGTCCTCGATCTGATTGGCGATGCCTGGTACACCGACATCGTCAACCCTTATACTGATGCCACTAACCTGACCGCGATTGAAACCAAGATGGACACGAATTTCGGTCCATTGAAGATGATCGACGGTCATGTTTGGACCGCTGCTACTGGCACCGTTTCGACCCTGACGACGCTTGGCCTGACGCGCAACTCGTCGCATGTGACCATGATCGGCGCCAAGAACTCGCCAACCCCGCCATGGGAATGGGCCGCCTGCCTTGCCGGCGTCGCGGCCTATTATCTATCGATCGATCCGGCGCGGCCGATCCAGACGTTGACGCTGCCCGGCATGCTGCCGCCGGCCGTGGTCGATCGCTTCACCTTGCAGGAGCGCAATATCCTTCTGTCCTCCGGCATTGCCACCTGGCGTGTGGATGGCGGCGGCAATGTGGTCATCGAGCGATCGATCACCATGTACCGCACCAATGCATTCCTGGCGGCCGATGCCAGCTTCCTTGATGTCGAAACCATGCGGACGCTGGCCTTGTTGCGCTACGACCTCCGCAACTTCATTGCCTTGAAGTATCCGCGTCACAAGCTGGCGCGCGACGGGACCAACTTCTCACGCGGCCAGGCGGTGGTGACACCGAAGACCTTGCGGGCCGAAATCATCGCGCGGTTCAAGAACTGGGAAGATCAGGGGCTGGCCGAAGATATCGACCAATTCAAGAACGATATCATCGTCGAGATAGACCCCAACGACCCGAACCGGGTCAACGCGCTGGTGCCGCCGAACATCGTCAACCAGCTCCGCATCTTCGCGGGTCGCATTCAGTTCCGTCTCTGAGGAGAAACGTTAAATGGCAATCACGGGCAATAAGTTCCTTGGCCGCGCGACGATCCGCGTTGACGGGCAAGTATGGGAGACCGCAGCCGGGGCAACCCTGGATGTCGGCGGCGTAAAGCGGAACACTGTCATCGTTGGCAAAAAGGTCGGCTATGCGGAAGAGACGGCGCCGGGAACCTTGGCTTGCGAGACAGCCTTGATGACCGGCATGTCGCTAGCGGATCTCCGCAACGTGACTGGTGCCACCATCATCTTTGAAGCGGATACCGGGCAATCCTTCGTCATTTCTAACGCCTTCATCACCGAACCGCCCACGATGAAGGACGGTGCCGGCGGCAACGTCTCGCTCAACTTTGCTGGCGATCCGGCGCAGGAGATGGCGGCATGAAGATCGTCAACTTAACCGAGCCGTTGGAACGCAAGGCCAAGGACGGCGACGAGGTCCTGGACAAAGTCGACAAGGTGATGGTTCGCCGGCTGAAGACCGGCGATCTGCTCAACGCGATCGATGGTGCCGGCGGCAAGGATAACCCCGGCACCTTGCTTCGCCACCT